GTTGGCATCTTCAGAATCTTGTCATACAGTTCGTGCGCTACGTCATTTCCTCCCAGTTTTGAGTAGGCCTTGTAGCACCGCTTGACCGATTCCTTTGCATAGATAGGGCAAAAGCCTTTCTCAGCGTGTTTGTTATAGCTGTTCACGATTGACTCTCTCAAGAGGGCTTGTACACCCTCTGAAAGAGCCTTTTCGTGTTCTTCGGCTTTTGCCTGTGCATCCTCATGCCCTTTACGTGCTTTGTTGATTGTGTATGTGGCGCAAGCTAAAATCACGCCGGACAAAAGGTTAACAAGATACGGTAAAATTTTCAGAAAGACATCCAATGGATTTACCTCCTTCTGTGGTGCAGGGTTGATGGTTACTTAGTTGGTGCAGAAACCGATTTTTTATACCGTTCGCTTAAAGCGTAGTTCTTTCGTGGATATTTGCCTACTGTTTCTTTTTGGTTTGGTAATTTCATATGATACTCCTTTAATTAGTACAGAAGCCGAGGGCGACCCAGTAACTGTAGCTTGCGTAGCTGACATCGTCATTACCGTAGGTACCAACGCGACGGAAACTATCAGCATCGTAAGCAGAACGCAACCACCAGCCGCGAGCCGAGCCATTTAATTTTTTAATTCGTGAAGTTGTATCTTTAAATATGCTTGTATATATAGCGCCTGTACTTTCATAGGTTGTAGCACCGAATATCTCATGATTAGATGGAATCCAGATAGTTTCTGTAGTAGTCTGTCCGTCTTGTATCATTGTGCCGTCAGTTACAGTAGATTGAATTTTGGTAACAGGCACTATAGCATTTCTAACTTCAGTAGGTATTAAAGGTAAAATTGAATTTGTAAGATAAGTTCTCATTTCACAATGTTCATATCCGCCGTTTCCACCTGTACCTATAGCACCATTGTTATTTGATGGGTTCATCCTATGAGTAGTTACTAACAATTCTTTTGCAACCCATGAATATTTTACCTTGCCGGTTCCATCAGCTTTATCATCAACATTTATTCCAACAATTTGCATGTTTACGATACCCTGAGCACCTAAATTTAACGGTTTATAATTGCCCAAATTATATGTATGCGCACCGGATATAATTGTTGCCCAATCATCTGTGATTTCAGTATCATCAATCGGACTTCCAAATACAGCGGTAAATGTAATGTTACCGTTTACAGTTGCACTAGCAGGATTCCAACCTTTAAACGGATAATCAGTTGCACTTCCCTGTGTAGTAGTAGGAGTAGAACCTGTATAAGCATTTGCGGCCGTAATAACAGTGCCATAGTTGACGTTCTGGATTGTCTGTAATGTACCGCCACCGTCTGTAGAGGAACGAACAAATGTTACAGGGTATTTACGAAGTGTTCCAGTGAAGCAGGCGTATACATTTCTGTCAGCAACAATATTTGTAAGTGCATCAGAGTCAGCTGTATTATCATCATCTTTAGACCACCCTGCAAATGTATAAGTATACTGCGCATCTTGTGTCTTTGTAGGTGTACTACCGCTATAGCTTCCATTCCCACCGTCAAGAACTGTCTGCGAAGTTATGAGCGTACTGCCGTTATAGAAGTAAAGCTGTGCGGAGGTGTGATCTGCGGTAAATTCAACATACGGGTATTTGGCCTGATAGCTTGCGATCTGTGCGCCCGTCAATGCTTCCGTGGAAATCTTGCCGATGACCGCCTCTTTGACCTCGACGTTGTTGCCGTTCGCGTCAAGTCCTCGCATTGTGTCGAGGATCGCGAGCACTCCTTCGATCTCAGCGGCATCTGTCAGCCGCCAGTCGAAGCCCACGAGCCTGATCCTTGCGCCCGCGCTGATGTTCCGCAGGATAGACAGCATATCGAGGTTCGTGTTTTCCAGCCTCAATGTGGTGATGTTGGCGTAGGATCCGATCACGAAATCGGTGATGCCTGTCTGGTTCAGTACGGTGAGGTTCGTGATCGTTTCGGGCAGATGCAGCACTTTCAGATTGCCGCCGTTCGGGAGTGTAACGGCCGTGACGTTCGTCCCCTCGAAGTAAACCTCTTCGATCATCGTACAGTTTGAGATGTCGACCGTCTGCTGTGAGTGGCCCTGGATCGTTGTATCTCCGAGGCCGCTGCAGTTCCGCACGTCGATCTTCTTCAGCAGTATGTTCGCGCCGAAGCTCAGCTGATAAAGGTTGGTATTGTCATATCCGCTGTCGGCACTACCGATCTTAACCTCCTGCAGGTTGATCGCGCCGGAGAAGTCAGCGAGTCCTATTTTCAGCGGGGACAGATCCCCGACCTTCGCGATCTGCGGGGCCGAATATACGTACACCTCTGTGTCATTAAACGTCGGGATCTCATTCGGACAGATCAGCGTTGTCGCCACGCCAGCCTTGCCTCTCTCCGTGACAGTATGTGATGCGTATCTTACCGACGGGTAAATGTCGAAATACGGTGTAACTGTGACGTTGCCCTTCGAATATGCCCTGAGCTGGATCGGGCTCAGCAATGCCTTGCCCGCATGCCACTTCGAGTCCATGAACTTTTCGCGGTTCGGCAGCCACCATTTACGCTGCTGCTTTTTCGGGCCCTGCAGCATCGGCAGGTACATCGCCGTGGCCTGCTTTCCCGGATCCGGATTTGTGAGCGGTTCCAGGTATTTATACCTCGCGTCTTCGATCCATACAGCCTCGGGCCATTTGGACTGATGAGCCTCGAATCTCTCTTCGATCACGTCGCTGTCTAAAATGCCACCGGTTCTCAGCGTCTGGTACATCTGCCTGACCTCCATCGGATAGCCGTCGCGGATGTTATTCCAGAGCACGCTGTCCTGCGCGTTGAAAATGTCAGCTGTCCCGATGTGGTCTGTGTCCTCGTAAGAATAGCCGTATGTCAGAGATCCTTCGTTGTTGGTGCCCATCGCCGTGTCCATATCGTACGGCTGGGCCGTCGCCTTGCGTGTAGCTACCCTGCCCGCGACCGTGACGGGATCGCCGTTGAAGCCGATGAAAAGGTTCTTCGCGCGCGAGTCAACCATCAGGAAGAATTCGGTGAAAATGTAATAGAACAGGAACGTATCCAGCTGCGCGTATGTCGGGAACTCAGCCCTGAACTTCGCCAGTCTGTAGGCGGCTGTATCCGATGTATACTCGACGCCCTCATACGTCACGGGCTCAGTGAGTGCATCACCCGTCGCCTGATCGCGCCACGTGCTGTATACGAAGCTCTGGAACTCCTGCAGGGCCGCGTAATTCGTCCATTCATCGGACGGGAACCTTGCTTCGTAATCGAACCGCCACGCCTCTTTTGTTTCGCCTGTATCTGGATCCGTTCTCATCTCCTCGTTGAAATAATCGGACTGGAATTTCATGAGCAAAGATACGTTGTTTTGGTACTCCCACGACTCCATAGCCGCGATCGCGGGATCGTCGGAATTGGGGTTATAGCCGTATGGTGCGGGTGCACGTTTCGGAAGGTTGAAATTGTATTTTCCGAGGAATTTGACCTCCCCCGTTGTCGTGTCGTGCCAGAAAACAACGATCGGCTTGCCGGCGATACCCCAGCGGACCCTGCTGTCTGCTTTCATCTCAGGCGTCTTGTACGGGCAAACATCGTTGTACAGCATGACAAGTCCGACATTGTTTATGCCTTCATTCGATGCCACATCCGCTTTAAGAACGAACCTGTTGAAAGGAATGATGCCGTCCATCAGCGTGTAATTGTCGGCGTGTGTCGCTCCAAGGTCAAAACCGCCCTTGAACTGCATATCGTAATTCTTACGGGCGTACGGTGCGGATGATGTACCCTGTACATTGATCTGACAGTTTCCAAAATTGAAAGACTTCGAAGGATACATCCTGTCGATATACTGCCCCGTGATCGTCTTCTTGTCGCCCTTGTACTGCGGCAGCTCCGGAGCATCAAGGATGAAGTACGGGAGATCCGACGGAAGGTTTGCGGGTGAGATGTTCGTGCTGGCGTCATATACCTGATTCCTGGTGTATCTTTCCAGCATCAGCGCGCCGTCCTGCGTGTCTGCAATCCAGTTGTCGAGGATCTGATTGCCCGTGAGGTCGTTGTCGTATACTCTGATGCAGTAGATGTCTGTCGTGCAGTCGTTCGATCCGATCGTGATGTCTGCAGGCGTCATCTGCTGGAAGTCGTCATCCACGGGATACTGCACGACTCCCGACGGGATGCCGTCAATGTATACCATGATCAGCCTGTTCTCCGCGGTCTTCTCGATCGTGAAAGCAAGCCTGATGTGCTCATGGTCTTTGTACTGCGTGGAGATCGTGGACTGCTCCGATGTGAGTTGTGCCCTCTGCGCAGTCATGCTGAATCCTCTGCCCTCGTTCATGCAGGACATGATCACCGCGTCATAGTCCATAACGGCCTGTGTAGCGAACTCTATCTCGATCGTCTTACCACCCTGCCTGAAGTCGGCCCCGAACAGCTTGTATGGGATCGTAACGCGTGCATTGCCCGATACCCTCAGGCATGTGATTCCGTCCTCGTCGCTCTGCCAGCCGTCGCTCGTCCAGTTGAAATTTTTGAGGCATGCGCTGATGTCTTCATAATCCCATGTCGCTCTGTCTGCCGAGTTGTTGGATCTTCCCTCTGCGGACAGATAAAGTACGAGGCTGTCTGTTTCGGGTTTGACGTCGATCTGCGATTCCGTTGCCGTGAACGTGATCGTTTTCTCTGTTCTGCCGCATACCAGCTTGATCGTATAGGCCCCTGCGGTATTGGCCCTCACCGTATAGCTCTGCTCGGTACGCGGTACGGTCTGCGTTGACACGAGCGCGTTGTTCACGTAGATCTTAACCTCTGCCGTTGCGGCTGCGGGATCGTATACCGTGAACGCGATCGGAACGGATGCGAACTGATCGACAGTCTGCCCCGATTTGAACGGGGATGTGATGACTGGCGTATTGTTCAGCTGCTCCAGGAAAATGAATTCATAATAAAGCTCGTTCGATCTTACCGTCTCGTTGTTGATCACGGCCGTGAAATATGCCGTTAAGCTGTGGGCTCCATGACTCTGCGGCGGGATACCCATCGTCATCTGCCTGCCCGACACGGGCGTGACCATCGTCCCCACTTCCGTACCGTCGACCAAAACATGGACCGTCTTTTCCACGGAACCGACGGGCGTATACGGAAATGTAAATGTCGAAGTATACGGCGTGGATGTGTCAAACGTAGATGAAATGCTCAGTGCGATCGCTGTGATGTTAAAGGTCGTAGTGCTGCCCTGATCGTAGGTATCGGAGATTCTAACCTTGACCTTATTCGTGCCCGTAGACAGATACGGCGTGAGATCGATGCTTACGTTGCCCTGCTCGACCTCCCATGATGCCCTCACGATATCGTTGACCGTGATACGGACGTTTCCGCGGCCTGTCTCCATGCCGTCCTCTATCGATGACCATCTGAGTGATACGGACACGCTCGAGCCCGTCGCGATCGTTTTCGACAGCCAGCCCGTCGTATTTTCAACGGTCAGCTTCGCATTGATCACTTCGCCGCCTCCACCGCCGCCGCCTTTTGATGCGAGCGGGATGCCGTTTTCGGATCTGACACCCTTATACGTCGGATAGACATACATGGTATCCTCATCCTGATAGAGGCCCAGATCGTCGGGATCGATAGAGACGTTATTCAGCGCCGTCTTGACTTCCTGCATCTGACTGTCAAGGTCTGCCATATGGTTTTGGGCATTGTTTGCTGTGCTGAGTGCTTCTGTAGCAATTTCTTCGGCGGATGTGGTAACCCGTATGATCTGCTGGGCCTTGGTGTTGACCTGCTCAAGCGCATCCTCTGCCGATGCCGCCGCCGCTTCAGCGTCTTCCGTCTTCTGCTCAACGATTTCACGGTCAGCCGCAATCGACCGGGCCGCCCCCAGAAACTCATCAGTTCTGTCGATGGTATCAATGATTTCCCTTATGACGGAGTTCGAAGGTGGTGTGTCCTTGTCCAGCGGCGCACGTTCAATGTCAAAAATGATATTGGCTGTGTTCAGTTCTTCGCCATCATTCCTCAAGGATAACTCATAGAAGCTTCTGCCTGCAGCCGCAGTCACCTGCTGATTGAGTTCCACAGTCACCACATGGACGGTCTGTCCCGTTTCCGCATCGACCGTTGACTCCAGTTCCGCATCAATGCTGATTCCGTTGCCATCAGGTTTGGATCCACGGAAAAGGACGGTAGTGCCTTCTGCGACAGTGAAGACTCCCTCAGTGGTGTAGAGTTCAAACTCAAGCACTACGTCCGAATCATATTGTGACAGATTGACCACTTCCGCCCGTCCGCCCGGTACCATGTTTACTTTGAAACGTCTTACAATCAAGACTTACCGCCTCCTTCCAAGGCATCAAGCCTGTCGATGATGTTGTTCTGTTTGTCGGTAATGTTGATGATGGTGTCTTTGAAGCCCCTGACCGTCTCAACCGCTTCCTGTGCCATCTCAAAGATGCTGTTGTAGGTCATCGTGTCGGCTTCACGCTGTTCATTGATTTTGTCAAGGATGTCCTGCCCGGCTTTGACAAGATCGGAAAGAATAGATTCCTCCGTGGTCTCAATCAGTTCTTCCGCCTGCTTGAGCCTGGCTTCAACAGCGTCAATCTTTTCCAGTGCGGTCAAGCTGTTGTCGATTTCCTTGAGTGCGTCCTGTTTCGCCTGCTCAATGTCATCATCAACGCTGTCCTTCAGCACCTCAACGCCTCTTGCGATCTCCCCGATTTCCGCTTTGAGTCCGTCAATGTCGTCCATGATTGACCGCACCTTTTCAATGTCCTTCTTTGCGGCTTTAATGCTCTTTGCCGCCGCAATCAGTTCGTCTGTCCTGTCCATGGTATCGACAATTTCTTTGACAACAGACTCAGACGGCAATGTGTCTTTGTCCATAGCCGCCCTGTCAACTACAATGACAAAACTGCCTGTGTTGAGTTCCTTGCCGTCCTTTGTCAGAGACAGCTTGTATTTGCTCTCACCTGCCACTGCTGTCATCTGAGGGATAACCTCAAACGTTGCGATGTATGTGACAGCGCTTGTCCGCTTATCCTTATTGACGGTCAGTTTCCCATAAATACTGATACCGTTGCCATCCGGTTTTGTGCCTTTCAGTGCAACGGCTGTTCCCGGGTCAATCTCAAGTATGCCCTCCGTGGCGTAGATTTCTAACTCTATCACCACATCGCTGTCATACTGGCTCAATCGTATAGGTGACGGAGCCTCACCTGCAATAATGCTGATTTTTCGCTTGTATTTAATCATCTGATTCCCACCACCTTTTTGATTGCTGTGTTCATATTGGTCGTTGTTCCGACCGATATAGAGTCATACCGATCGAGCAGCACATTAAAAACCACCTTTGTAACTTTCGCGGCAACACTGATCTGCATTTCGGGATAGCTGATCGTCAGGGTATCGCAAAGGTTAAGTTTTGCGATCTTCGATTTGCCGTCATCGTCCATCTGCAGAATGGATATATCAATGTTTTCCGGTACGTATATCGGGCAATTGTCATCCATCCAAGACTCTGCCAAAGATCGTAGCTGCACGGTGGTAGGCTGGGTTTTGAAACTGCTCGACAGGTCAAGCGGGATAATCCTTTTTTCGCCGCGGTAATGGTACTGTGACAGTCTGTCATTGTTGAGGACGTACTCAGGCAGGGTTACCATTGTTTCCTCTTGGGTCCAGTACGGATAAACTCCGGTAAAAAAGTCCTCTGCGGTCTGCTCACGGGTCATTGATACGATGTTTACGCCATATTTTAAGATGATACCGCTCTGTTTTCCGCGATTTGCATATATGGCAATGCCGCCGACATTGTCGTAAAGTATTTCGCCGCCAAACACGTCGGCCAAAGAGTTGCCGGGCCTTGCCATGACGTCACGGAGACTTGTAACCCTGTCCACCTCAAACGATTTCACCTTTGTGTTTGGGATGTCTGTATACAGCGATACCGTAAAACCATAATCGACATAAGACATCTGGACGCGAAGCATATTGAGGATTTCAGGCAATGGCTTATTTTCCACGGAAAAAGGTCTTATGATGACCCTGTTACCTCTGTACGCAAGAGTCCATGCGTTTATCCGGGCCATTCCGTTAAGCTCGTTATTAATAGAGTACACCTCAAACGGCGTATATGTCCCGGTAGCGTCATGCGGAGCAATAATGATCGTTCCGATTTTTATCTTGTTAAAAAAATCAGCGGTGTAATGGATACGCATCTCCAGCTCAAACTCACCGTTGCGTACCTCTGTAACCGTACACTCAACGGGATGTAGCGGAATGCCGCCGGCCACAATGTTCGATGTACCATATGTGAAATCGCCATCATGAATGTGAGGTAAACTCATTCTGCATCCACCTCACAATCTCCACCAACGTGGGATAATTTCGATCTTGCTTATTATGTCCCTGCTTGCGCTGTCAGGCACGGAAGCGTATATGTCCTCGTTTCCGAGGATAATGGCATCTGTGTATTCGTGGCTCGTTATGTAATATCCCTTGACAACTGCAACATAATTATTGAGGTTTTTCCAATTGCTGTCATATACATAGCCGCCTTCCGAGTCATAATAAAGCGGAAACGATATATTGCTTATGTCTGTGACTTCTTCGATCTCAAATGTGATAACGTGTATTTCGTAATTATCCGAATAGCTTATCCGGAAAGTGAAACCTGTTCCGCTCGCATATATCTTAAACAGCGGTCTTGCCGGGTACGCTGTCGGATTTTTGACCGTGGAAGTACGATAGCTGCTGCTGTTCCATGTGCTTGCCACTTCCTCCCCGCTATCCAAATACACCTGCGGCTTGCAATCAAATATCACATTAAACTCACCCGCCCCCATCTGCTGAGACATTTCCGGCTCAATGCCTTTTGATACAGCCGCCATTCTGTACACACCCGGGTGCTTACTGTCCACCAGTTTGTGGTATCCGGGGGAGTCGAGCAGTGCAGCAATCAGGCTTGTATAGTTCGCATCAAAATTCTCTGTTATTCCGAAGCGGTACTGCACATCAACATTTGAGTATCTCCCGTTATAAAGCAAAACGTCCCCGGACCTGCCGGGGACTGAAATGCGTTCGAATTCAGGAGCCGGCTTTACCCATGCCCCCTCGCCGGAGACATGAGCACCGAATGTTGATAAGTCTATACCGTTGTATGTCAGTATTCTCTTACTCAAAACCGTCCGCTCCTCCTTATGATGTTTTTACTGATTTCTACTTCAAGTTCTTTTGCAAGGGTACGTGCGTCTGTGACGGGGGATGTAACTGCGATGTTAATGTCACCGAAGCTTGTACCGCCTTGACCGACAGCATCCTTTATCATCTGCATCAAGCTGTTCGTGCCAACTACCGTCTCACTGCCTGCCTCACCACCGGCCAGGAATCGATTTCCCTGCATTCCGAATATTGTCGGTTTGTTTAGGATCATACCTTTGTCCATGGCCTTTGCGTACCAATCGATGCCAAAGACAGGGACTTCCGGCGGATCAACGCTGAATCGTCCGTATACCCATGGGTGCGGCATCTGCAGGTGCGGAAGATTCCACCAGAAGTTGGTTGCGTCTCGCATACGTCCGATTCCGCCGATAAAATCAGGAGCATATCTGTTACTTACATTCCAGATGAAACTGTCCATAGCCTGATCCATGCTCTGGATGGCATTTCTCATGCCTGCTGCCATCTGTTCGGCGGCGGATGTACCGGCTGAATTAAATACTCTATCAGCATAAAACTTAGCAACTTCACTTGCTCTGCTCACCACCGCAACAGCTGCTTGTGCAACCTCATCTGTTCTTTCCGCCATACCTGCCGCATACGCCATCATGCTCGACCCGCCTGCCATACGGCACAGTCCTGCGCTCATTACGGCGGCAGATGACAGCGCATTGCTTACCGAGTGTTGGATACCGCTTGCAAGGTCTTCCTCTTTGTCGGCAACGCCCGCCCTGTACGCTTCCATTGCGGAGCGTCCGGACATTCTGGACAGCGCATTTCCCGCAGTTGCTCCTGCGCTAATCGCGTCCTTGACAACACTTTCAACTTTGGTTTTAACCTCTTCTTGCTTATCGGCTATACCGCTTTTAAACATTTCCATGCCGGACCGACCGATCAGCCTAAACATGTCACTGCTTGTCTTTGCGGTTTCCTTTGCGGAATTGACAACACCTTCGGCGGCACCCGATACGTCTTTGTCTTTTTCTGTAATACCTGTTGCGGTTCCCTCGCCCATTGCACCGCCGGCTTCGTTGCCTGCAGTTTCAAAGTCAGGATTTTTTGCGACAATGGAGTCCCGCAGAGTCATGACAGCGGCCTGTACCTGTTCCTGCGATGTGGCAGGATCTCTAATGATTTCGGCGATTCCTGTCGGTACGTTGATGCCGAGTTCTTTGGCTGCCGCAAGCATCTCCTCGCCACGTCCACGGATGGACTCGTTAAGTGTTGCGGTTGCTTCAATGACAGCTTGCTCCGGGTCCTCACTGTTTCGGATGGATTCGGCAAGACCTGCAGGTACTTCCATGCCCGTCTGCTTTGCCACCTCTACCGCCTGCCAGAATGCATCAGATGTGGCCTGCGTCATTTCTCCGCCCTTAACGCGGATGACATTAACACCCTCGTCAAATGCATATCCTAAGTCTTCCCACGCTGTAATGGCTTCGGGGCTGAGTGCATCAAGGCCGAGGATAAGAGCCAGCTTGTCCTGTTCGAGGATAGTTGCAACGTCATCTTGGATATCCATTGCCTGCTTATACTCATCCATTAGACGGTAAACCGTATCAGCATTGCCCGTCCTAAATGCATCCGCAATTTCCGCAACAAACTGGGACCCGCTTTGTCCCATGTCTTCCAAGTACTGGACAAATTCGGGAGCTACCTGACCCAAGTTTTCCTTGACAGTTGTCATGTTATCTTTATATCTGAGCAGGCCGTCACGCTGAGACTTCATGGCCTCTTCAAACGCAAGCATGCCCTTTTCAGTATCCTGCTGCCACTGGTCAAATGGATTTATCTTAAAAGCATCTTCCGCAGACTTTTTGATGTCCTCAAAAGCTTTCCGCATATCGTCACGGGCCTTTGTGGCGGCTTCCCGCATTTTCTTTTGCGCTTCGGCGGCTTTGTGGACAGCTTCGGTCTGCGCTTCAATCTCTTCCTTGGTCAGATGGGCTTCTTTTCTTGCATCAGACTCTGCCTTGCTTCTTTCCATGGACTCCTTGCGCATGTTCTCACTGGCCTGCTTGTTTTCGTCCAAAGACTTTGTCTCTTCGTCTATGGCATCGGTGGATTCTTCGGTGGAGTCTGTAGAGTCCTCAGTGGCTTCTCGCAAAGCTATCTTTTCATCAGTCATCGCACTGATAGAATTTGCGGAATCATCTACCACACCGATTTCTTCCCTTGTAGCCTTATTGCTACTATCCATGGACTCTTCCAAGTTCTTAACGGATAAAGCCGCTTCGTCATAGGTGTCTTGCAGTTCATCTATTCCATCAGAAGCATTTTTGATATCAATGTCCGTTTCCTCAACACGACTCTGAAGCATCTGATAAGCGGCATCAAGTTCGCTCTGGCTCCAGCTGTCATCATTGAACATTTCCGCAATTTGATCGTATGTCTTTTTTGTAATTGCGCCACTGTTCAATGCGGCCTGCGCCATATTGAGCAGTTCATCTCTAAGACCCTCAATGCCTGTCGTGTCTATGATGTTTCCTTGCGAGTCTCTGGCAAGATTAGCGTAAGCACCCTGCGCTTCTCCGATGCGGTCACGTAAATCTTCCCACATCTTTTTCTGCTTCTGCATTGCAGTGAGATCCGCCATTGCCTGCTGCAGTTCACCTTGCGCCCGTCCTAATTCTTCGTAGATTTCTTGCAGTGCGGCAAGCCTGCCTTGTTCTATAATTTCTTCTCTACGGGCTTTCGTTAGATTCTTGACCGCTTCTGTAGTAAGGTCAATCTTACCGGTTTCCTCGTTGTAGTACCCAGCCATATCCGGTACTAATTCAACAAGGTCATCGTAGATTTCTTTCAGACGTTTCTTCTGCGCTTCGTCAAGGCTTTCCTTTTTGTTCAGATTAACGAGTGCTTCCGCAAGGACATTGATCTGCCCCGCTTTTGCCGCCGCATCTGCCTGTATTTTTCCGGCGTTGTTCATTGACGCAGTGACAGCATCATTAGCTTCTTTTATCTGATCAATAACAAGTTCGTTTTCCGTCCTGTGGTCAGCCAGTGCTTCCGTCAGTCCGCTCAGTACTCCCGTAGCCACTTCAACGGCTTTTGTGAGCGGCCCGGAAACCTTCTCATACAGCGTAATCCCGAGACCTTCCAGCGCACTCTGGAAGATAGTGATCTTACCTTGAAGGTTATCCCCCATCGTTTCTGCCATCTTCTGGGCGGCGCCTTCAGAATTGTCAATGGCCTGCGTCAACTTATCGAAGTCAGCATCAGAACCGTTGATGATGGCCATCCACCCCGACATAGCATTTTTGCCAAAGATTGCACTGGCGGCTGCTGCCTGTTCCGTCTCAGACAGTTGCCCCATCTTCTCACGAAGCTGAATCATGGTCTCGCGAAGATTGACGGAACCGTCCTCATTTTCAACAAGTGAGATGTTGTACTTATCCATCCACTCTTTCATCTGCTTCGTGGGTTTAGCCAGGTTAGAAAGTCCTGTCCTTAATGCAGTACCGGCTTGACTTGCCTTGATACCACTGTTTGCCATCAAACCGACAGCTATCGCGGTATCTTCCATGGATGCACCCAAAGCACCGGCAACGGGAGCGGCATATTTAAACGTCTCACCCATCATGGAGACATTGGTGTTTGCATTTGAGCTGGCTGCTGCCATGATATCCGCCAATCGGCCCGACTCTTCCGCACTCTTCCCGAATGCGGTCAAAGCATCAGTCACAATGTCTGATGTAGTAGCAAGGTCTTCGCCTGATGCGGCTGCAAGGTTCATCACACCTTCAATGCCCTGGAGCATGTCGTTTGTCTTCCAGCCGGCCATGGCCATGTAGTTCAAGGCATCCGCCGCTTCGGAAGCACTAAACTTTGTGGTAGCGCCCATCTCCTTCGCTTTTGCTGACAGCTTTTCCATGTCTGCCGCACTTGCCCCGGAGACAGCCTGCACCTTGTCCATCCCTGCTTCAAAGCTGGAACCTACGTCTATGACGTACTTAGCCGCTTCTTTCGCATGGCTTGCGAGTGCTTTGAGACCATCCACTGCAAGACCGACCGCTGCATTTTGAATCATGCTCTTGAGGCTTACGTCTAACTTACCCGTATCTTTTGAAGCATCCTCTGCGGCGTCGCCCATTTCCTTCAGTTCTTTTTCGGTCTGGTCTGCTTCACCTTGAAACTTGTTCAGTTTCTGTTCGGTTTCTGCTATCTCCCTTTGCAGTGCATCAAACTGTTCTTGGCCAATCTTGCCTTCAGCGAGTTGTTTGGTGGCCTGCTGTTGCGCAGTCTGCAAGGTCTTTAATTTATCTTTTGTGTTCTCAATAGCCTGACCGAGCAATCGCTGTTTCTGGGCAAGTAATTCAGTGTTGCCCGGGTCAAGCTTCAGGAGCCTGTTTACGTCTTTTAAATCGCTCTGAGTCTTAATGATGGTGCTGTTGACCGACTTCAGAGCCTTATCCAAACCGGTGGTATCACCATTGATTTGTATGGTTATGCCCTTGACTCTACTAGCCAATAGCCGCCGCCTCCTTAAAATCTGTCGAAGTCCTCCTGTGTTGCAATCTGGTCATAATCGACATTGTCGTTGTCTTTTTCTGTCCACATGTCTAAAACGAGGCCGACCGTCAATAGCTCCAAATCAGACATTGACAGGCCGACCTCTACACACCGAAGCAAAAACAGAGGGGTTGTTATTTCGCGCTCTGTCGGCCTTTGTTTTTTTTAGACTCGACAGCCGTCTTTGTGTTGCTGTTCCACAGATCCATGATCTGCGGCATCACATTGTAGATGGCCAAAACATCGTCAAGTTGTTCCAGCCATTCATCGATGTTGTCCGGGACAGTGTTGTCTGCATGGTATGCCATCACCCATGCAAGATATTCGAAGATTTCGTAGTCTTCCGGTGAAACGGTCCCGTCAGCCGATACGGACAGATTGCTCACATCCTTCAAGATGTCTCTGCCCGTCTTAACACGATATATCCTCGGCAGTGCTGCGGATGCCCTCAGTGTGACATCCTTGCTGCCGATTTTAACTTTTCTTTCCACCATCGTTTGTTTCCCCTTTCAAGCTGTGTCTTACGGTTCTGTGTTGCCGCTCGTAGCCGGGACATACACAGCAGTGTACCAGCTGTTGTATGTCTCATCATCGGTGCTGTCACCGGTACGTGCCTTGACAAGCATGTCGGACTCGCGAGGATCGCAGGTGACGGCGAGCGACTCGGTGACCGGAGTGATCGTCTCTTCTGTCGTGCTGGAAGAAATGGTCGTCCTGTTCGCCGTCGTGTTGTACATGACGTGCTTAACACCCGTCTTGTCACCGTCAAACTCAAACAGCAGAGCGAAGTGTTCCTGCTCACGCTCTGTAGCGTCTTCCACGAGCACGCCGTTTGTATCCTCTACTTCATGGAGGATATCCTTGCGGAAACTGTCGGGAATAAGAGCCATCTCCAGTGTTCCGGCGTACCCTTTGTTGTTGGTGGATCTGTAATAAACGATACCGTCAGCATAAAACGGGCTGGGCTCGCCCTGCGGATCCAGAGTCAGGGAAACAGCACCAGGGATATGTACGGGGGTGGCATAAGTGATCACGCCCTGCGTGTTGACGGTCATTTTTGCATAATGAACGTTCTTAAGATTGAATTTAACTTTGTTGGTCGTTGGCATCGTATAATACCTCCATTGAATAGGTCACCTCATAGAGACGTTCAGACTCTATATAGGTTTCGTCTTTATAGTAAAAAATATTGTGCGCATCAAGCACACTCTCAATTAGGTCTTCGGTGTCGGGGTCTTTATAGTCCGTGTACAATTCGATATCGAGTTCGGTGATCTTCCGATAGACCTTGCCGTCTGCACCAAAATGATTACTGTCGGGAAGCAGAAACACAACAAAAGGCGGCTCCGGAGATTCGCCCTCCGCAAAATGGTCATAAGCATTTGGCAGTTCTGTCTCGTCCAACATGTTTCCGATTTCTTCAAAGGTCAAATCAACCACCTCCTTGTAAATGTCTTGCTAAGTCCTGTTCAAGTTTCCGTTCGGCAAGTGCTTCAGCCGGTGCGATATGCTCAATTCCTCGCACTCGTCCACCGTTTCGCTTTGCGTGTCCGTGTTCAAGCAGATGTGTGAGCCTGTAGTTTCCACCCGAAGCATAGACAGTTGCGGCAGGCCTGCGAGGGTCTTTCATATCCTTCTTGACCTTCCATGACTTCTTGTATGTCCCCGGCTGTCTGTTGCGCTTATTAAGATTCGTGTAAACACCTTTGTGCGCCGGAGCCTTGTTCTTGACTTCAACTTTGGCAAGATTGGCGGCGGCTTCTATATCCTTCGCAAGGGTCTCATCTGCATAATCACGGTACTCGTTTAAGGCCTTCATGATTTCGTTCGCAAGGTTATCAGCATTAATCGCCGCCATCGGTACTCACCTTCTTATCCTTCATGAGTTCACAATGGAATTTCCGACTGTTGTGAAGGAAACCCATCTCATCAATGGTGAGGATATTGTAGTAGCGTTCGTTGATTTGGATGCGGTATTCCTTGGAATTGATACGGGCAATCTCGCTTGACCATCTGACTGTCACGTCCATTAAGTCACGCTCTTGGATGACAGCCGCCGCAAAGTCCTCATTGGATTTAAGGTGGGACGTTGTGCAAGTAGCCCAGCAAGTGTAGTAGTCTTCCCACGCTTCCTTGTGGTTTCGGTTCTTGTCAATGATGGTAGTGGTCTTCTGAAAGGTGACTCTAATGTTCAAAGCGTTTATGTCCATCAGAAAGCCGCCTCCCTCACCCCACAAAGAAAAGAGCGGATATCCAAGGTCAGGCCATGCAGATCCGCTTCATTTCTGTGTTCAAAAAGATATCCGAGTGTGTAATAGACCGCCTG